CTAAGTATACCCATTAACAAAGCAGTACATGCTACTCCGTTAACAAAAAGTAATGCTCTATCGTGCCAAAGATAAGCCATACCTGCAAGGCATGCAGTGCCTACGCAAGAGGATATTAGATCGTAGAAGGGAAACACACCTACTGCCCTGCATATTATCCCTGACACGATGAACATTGAACCTACCCATTTTAAATACCAAGATAGGTCATGAGTTGGAGTTATTTTTTGCATTGAACTCCTTTAACTTTTTAAAGGTTATTTCAGCTAAACTATTTATAAGCCTCAAGTTTTCTATGATTTCTTCTAGCTTTTTAGACGCTGTATTATTTTTTTGTTGCATAAATTTTTTAGCTTCTTCTTCTAGCTTCATTTTTTTCTGCCTGTCTATAATAGGCAAAGTTATAACCTCTCTGCCATTCCCTATGTTGCATAGTACTTTCGGGAAAGGGGTTCTTTTTATTTAATCGGAATCCAGTCAATCCTTGGTTGTACTGCAACTTTAATGGTGCATCATACTTACCCAAGCCTCGTTCCTTTCTACTTAGATTCTTTTGGTTTTTCTTCTGTTTTTGCATCTTCTTCTGTTTTTGAGTCTTCTTCTTTTCTAGGCTCTAAATATTTCATGACCATCATTAATTTGTCATCAAACATAGAAACCTTTTCTAATTCTTTATCAATAGTTTCTATGATGTCTGAGTGTTCTCCAACACCCACAGGTTGTCTCATGTATATTTCTACATTAGACAAATGCTTATTTATGTTGCCTACATAATAAGACTTTAAAGCTGCTACTAACATATCTCTCATTTATAACTCCTTAACTAGCTTCTATATCAACGATCTCACAAACACCCGCAGTGCATGCAAGTTCTTTACTACCACTTGTGCTATCTTCTTTTTCAAAGTCTCTTAACTTTTTCCAATCAATAGAAGGTGGCATTTCATCCATAAGTTTTTTGTATTCCTTTTCATCTATGTCCTGATAAGGTGCTTGTTTATATGTATGTTCGCTAAAAGGCAGAAAGGAAATACCCGATACCGAATCAAAATTTTCATACACCCAAGCACCTACTTCCATCCACTCATGCTCTTTAACAGAAACAGTTATTGATGGTTTGTGTTCACACCAATACTTCTGATATTTCAACCAAAAGTTTAACTGTTCTATAGCAGTCATGGCTGTCCGTGTTACTGCACCTGATGGTGCTTTCATTGGGAAACTAAAAACTACAACACTATCAGGTTTCATAACATCAGGCTCATTAGGGATTTTAGACTCTTTCATAAATTGTGTCAAGGGATCTTTATTGTCTCCTCTAACTGTTCTAACATAGTAGTCATTATGTCTAGCATGAATGCCACTAGCACTATCAACTAATTGTGATACAGTTCCCGAAGGTTTAACACAAGTTATAGCAGTTGATTGTGGTATCCCTAAATCTTTAGCTATCTTTTTATTTGTCTCAACAGCTACATTTCTCAACTCTGTTAAAGTAGCTTCTAATTTTGGATTATCTTTTAGTACTTCGCAATCTAATATACCTGTAAGTGAAACACCTAATAGTCTTTCTTCTTCTGTGTTATCTTTCCACACTTTACGTAAGTATTTAAATTCTGTAAGAGTAGATTGAAATGTGCCTAAAATTGTAGCTAATCTAACTTTTTCTTTTAGTGAATTAATATCGTCTTGTTCACGTGCAACAACTTCAGTTAGATTACAAAATTGATACGGTCTTAATATTATCTCACTACAAGGATTACATCCAAAAGCGTAATTGGATTTTCTTCTACCATTCTCATTTACTTTTTCTTTGGCAGATTTACGATTAAATATTCCTCTTTCTCCTGACTTTGATTCATACAAAGATGTCCATTCTCTCATGAACGTACCCATGTCAGGCTTGCCTTTGTATGCTACAGAATTATTTGCTAAAGCTCTTTGTCCTTCATTCTCCCACCAAGAACCTGACTTTGCATGTCTCATTTGATCATCATTTAAATTAGAAAGACTTATTAAAGCTGAACGTCTTACACCACCTACAACAACAACCTCTCCAATCTTGCACATAATATCATGACACTCTATTGGATATAGTTTTCTGCCTGCAGCTTTTTTAAATATAGCAATACAAAAATTATATAGATCAACTAGAGGTTGAGGACCACTTGCTCTACCTCCAAATGTTTTTAATCTTGCACCAGCAGGTCTAACTTGTGACACATCAAGTGAAGGAATCTGACCCACATATAACATAGCAATAAGCTCACGAGTTGCTCTTGCCCATCCGGGTCTACTGTCAGCAACAGTTATTACAGTTGTGCTCTTTTCAAAGTGCTCGTTAACTACAGGTAGCTTATCTACATTTTCTCTTTCAACAGAAAAGCCTACACCTGTACCACACATAAGAATGTACATACATTCATCAAATGAACGAGGACTATCAACAGGTATGTAGCTACAATTATAACCTGCAACATGACATCTGTCTAAAGCAACACCTGCTGTCATTAATGCTCTCATGCTAGGCATAGTGCCTAAAGACATAATACTATCAGACAATTTTTCACGTAAAGCTTTTGTTAAAACGTAGTTATGTTTACTTAATAAATGATTACCCATGTAATCAAAATATCTTCCTACGGTTTCAACCCATGTCTCTCTTCTTTGCTCATCATCTTTCCATCTTGCATATCTAGATAGTGCAATAAAGTTTTGATAATCTGTTGGTAAATAATTGTCCACTCACTTCTCCTTGATGTCTATTTTCATGCTCACTAACTTAAATCCCTCAACTTCATGTATTATATCTTTTATGTAATCGTAAATCTCTGCTCCAACATTTCCGTCTGAGGGTACGGGATATTCTTTGGGATCAACAGAAATAGTTAATATAACTTTAACTTGTATCATTTTCCTTGAGTTCTTTTATTAGCTCATTGAGATACCACTGTGCTTTTTCTAAATCTTGTACACCATCTTTATATTGATATCTCCAAATATATTTCATTATATTGCCTTGAAGATAATATTTAAAACCTTCTCCTAGCATTGCCTTTATAGCTTGAATGGTTTCAATACCAGCTTTATTATAATGTGGTGGACTATTAACCATATCCATAGTTTGTTTATGATCTGATTGTTCTTGTGCTTGTTTCATTTTTCTATACTCATTACCTATCTGACTATATATTCTTTTTACATCTTCTCTGTACATTCCCATCATAGTATTCCCTTATTTTTAAAATCTACTGCTATGACATTATCATAGTTTTCATGTTTTTTATAGATAATTTTATTGTATTCAATTAAATAGTTTTCCATAATTTTAGCTATATGTGGATGATCTTCCATAACAGGTATAGCACATGAAATCAATTGAGCAAGATGAAGTAATGCAACTCTACTTTCTTCATCTAATTTAGATTCAGGATTACATATTATATTAAGCTCTACATCGCCACCCCAATAATTCTTTTCTACTTTTGGTTTTATCTCTAAATATATAGCGTCTTTGTTTCTTTTAAATATAGTCATTTTTTTCCTCTCTTTATTTTTCTACCTGAAAACTTTATAAACTTCAAGTGATTATTTTTCCCTTTTTCTTTAAGCCAATCTTCTGGTATTATTCTGTCGTAATATCTAAAACCATGTTTAGTACACCACATACCATAAGTTGATCTTGAACCTTTATATAATTTTGAATTACTGTTTGTAAATACAAAACGAATATCTAAGTTAGGATGTTGTTTTTTTATAGCTAAATGTTTTCTTCTATCTGTAGCTATAAACCTTCCTTTTGTTTCAATGATTATACCATTGCCTAATATAAAATCAGGGGTATAGGTGCGATAACACAAGTCTTCCCATTCTATCTTGATACTTTCGTATTCAAAATTGGATTTGCACTTTAGGAGGAGTTGTGCAATCTTGTGCTCTAAACCACTCCTATACCCATTCTTTATAGCTACTCTTAAAGCACTATGTCTAGTCAACTTACTTCCATATTTTAGTTGCTTCTTTTTTCATCCTATCAGACCACATCCACGAATCTGTATTAGGATACTCTAAGTTAGCTAATTCTTCTTTATCATCACTTAACGATAAAAATCTTTGTATTGTTAAAGCTGCTTTTTTCAGTTGATTCTTGTATTTATCTAATGATTTTAAAATAAACTTTTTATGATCTTTAGGACTAACAAAAAACAAATGCATCTTCTTGTCTGGATAAGCCATTGAATATAAAGCCATTTGTCTAAGTTGTGCTTCTGTAGGCTGACTTGGCAACCTAGTTGTTGTTTTTAAATCAACTACAGTGTCATCAAACAGAAAATCAACGTAGCCAATAATAGGAATCGGAAAGTCATCTAACATCACCTCTACTCTTTCTTGATATCCTTTAACCTTAGGATACTTGAAGTTTTTATCTATAACTTCACCAAACTTTACTAATGACTTTCTTTCTTTTTCACACTTAGGTTCTGCAAGATCAATGCCAACTTCAGCACATAAAGAGATAAACTTCTTGTCTAAGCCATCAAAATCAAATGTTCCTTTTTCTTGTTTCTCAGATAAAGTGTGCTCTAAGGCTATACCTCTTAAAGCACTTGCTCCACCTGATGATTTCATGCCAAACAAATATCGCATAACCCATAAAGGTTTGTCATTGATATATGTATTTATACTACTTGGAGATAAATAATTTATGTTATGGACACTAAAAGGATTATTAGATTTAGCCACTACTTCTCAACATCAATGTCTATAAAATCCTCTACAGTTTCTACATCAGCGGCAGAAGGATTCTTTTGTTCAGTTTGAACTTTTTCTTCCCATTGCTTACAGATGTAATCATTAAAGTTCTTTATAAAATCATTGAAGTCGTGAAATAGTTTTTCGTCTTCTTCTGTTATCTCAAACTCCTCACTAAAATCTACTTTAGCAGTTGGAGTGTAAAACTTACT